TCGCCGTGCGCTGGACGCTTTCGCTGAACAGCGCGCCAATGACGACCGCGAGCAAAAGGAGAACTGGGCTCGGATACAGGCCGAAGATGCCGCCATCCGCGCTCGCTCGCCATTGATCCGTGAAAGCACGAAGGGAGGGGCTGATGGCCGCTGAGCTTCCTTACTGGCCACGCATGCTCAAGCGAGCCAAGGCGGCTGCGTATTGCGACCTGACGCGCCCCGCTTTCGAAGCCGAAGTCATGGCGGGGCGACTGCCGCTGCCGGTCAAGCTTGGTGGTGAGGATCATTGGGACCGTGATGCGCTTGATGATGACCTAAGCCGCATCTCGGGTCGCATCGCTGACTGGCGGAAGGATTGCCCCGGTCTTGCTGCCTAAGTACGTCAAACGTGTCCGCGCACGCGGGCGAGACTATTACTACTTCGACACTGGTAAGAAGGTCGACGGTAAGAAGGTTTATGCTCGCTTGCCGGATCTGCGATCAATGGACTTTGGTGGCTCATATGCAGCGCTAATGGGCCATCGCAATCGGGGGCCAAAAGCTGAACGCCTGACCGTGCCCAAGGTGGTCGACCTGTACCAAATGAGCCCTGACTACAAATCGTTGTCGGCTGCGTCGAAGAAACTCTACGACATATACCTTGCTCGCCTGAACAAGCTTCTGCCCGTCGCACCGATCGCAGAAATTCGTAAGTCGGATATGCGCCTGCTGTTCGACAAGATGGCTGCTACGCCGGGTGCCGCTAACGCATTCCTTCGTACTTCGCGCACGCTGTTCTCTTGGGCGATTGACCGGGAGTATGCGACGACCAATCCATGCGCTGGCATCGAGATGTTCCAACTCAATGAGCATCAGCCCTGGCCGTCGCATATCTTGGCTGCCGCGCTAGTGGCCGATGATCCTCGGGTGAGACTGGTCACGCACCTGCTTTACTTTACGGCCCAACGGATCGGCGATGCGCTGGCCATGGCATGGACGGATATTGACGACGGTCGCGTCTACGTGGCGCAGGAGAAGACCAAGAAGAAGCTTGGCATCCGGCTGCATTCACGACTTAGTGCCGAATTGGCGAAGCACTCCGATCGAGCCAACATCATCGCCGCTGACGACGCCGGAAAGCCGCTAAAGCCCGGTACGGTGGCCAAGCTACTCAGCGAATTCACCGCCAAGGCAGGGCACCGCTGCGTACCTCATGGCTTGCGGAAGAACGCCGTCATCGCATTGCTGGAAGCCGGTTGCGACATGGGTCAGATAGCGTCGGTATCAGGCCAATCGCTCCAGATGGTCGAGCACTACGCCAAAGCCCGCAATCAGGTCGCGATGGCTGATGCGGCAATGCTCAAGTGGCAGGAGAAGGGATCGTGAACGTACAAAACAGTGGAAAACACCGTCAGCCAATGGCGGAATTCCTTGCTTTCGTATTACCTGTCAATTATCCTTACACCTCAGAAAACAGCCAACCGTGCCGGTTCAGGCGGGAAAACATTGCGGTTTGCGACTCTCGGACGGCGACGGGAGTGGAAAACAGCATCGCCCGCCTAACCCCCGCGAAGGAGGATGAGAGATGAGCGTAGATCGTAAACGCGTGCAGGACCTATATATTCGGGTATGTCGAGATAGCGGGTTCAAAATGGACTACGCGCGCGCCGCTGCGTTTGCTGGTCAGGTTGGAGGCTTTTCGGCGCTCGACGTTTGGCTGGCCATGCCGTCATTGGACGTAATGCAGGATATAGCTTCTGGTAAGCATCCGGCAGCGCTGTCCTGCTCATGACCATGACCATGACCCACCCCACCCACGAAAGGAAGCGCTGTCATGGCTGATGAGAACGGCTGGCGGCCGATCGCTGAGGGCGACTGGGTCGTAATCGGAAAGATGCCCGATTGGCATCCGCGCGTTACCAGTTTTGAGGCGGCGCAGGTAGTCAAGGTCACGGCCAAGCTGGTTTATGCTGATGCTCATTATCGCAAGCAGCATCCGATTGAGCATGTAATTCGGATGCCAGATGAGCATGCCGCGCGGCTTTTGGTCGACCGGGCAAAGAGCGCGTATGCTGAGTCGGCGCAGCGCGAACGAGCGGCTTGGAAGGCGTACAACAAAAGGGTGGCCGAGCTTTTGCCCCCGCCACCCGAACCCGCGGGAGGGGCGGCATGAGCGAGGATGAAGTGCTGACGTTCGCAGCGACATTAGACGAGGAAGAACGCCGACTGCTCATGTCTTTGGAGCAGCCGCGCTTACTATCGCCAAGCGAAGAAGCGGTGTTGCGCCGGTTCACCGAACGTCCGCCCGTTCTGCTGGGCATCGGCCGGCCTAGTGTTGATGGTGGCCCAAGGCCGCTGGGTCGCTGCTTCCTGCACAAGGACGGTCATGCTGTCCGGCTCGCGATTCTGGAGGATCGCCCATGACCGATCGCGCGAGGGAGGTGCGCTAACCCCACTGCCGCTCCCAAGCCCACCTCTCCGCCGTCCGCTCCAGTTCTTCCGCCAGCGCCCGGTTCCGCATCGCGATAGCCAGCCGGCCGGTCGTATCAATCTGCGCGCCGTGCTTCCGTTCCGCCTTCCTGGCGAAGAAGAAGCGCGTGACTTCCGACTCGGTGACGCCTGACATGCGTCAGGGGTGCGGCGGATTTTCCAACATGGGAAGGGGTGGGGCCGGGGCGGCTTCCTAGTTCCGCCCCGACCGACCAACGCCCGCGTGGTTTGCAGCCAGCGCCACGAGCCTTGATCGTCATCCGGCGATCAACCCGGATGGCCCGGTAAGCCGGGACTTAAGTGCTGCGCTTATCCGGAGTTTCACCGGGCCGGTTTGCGTTTGGCCGAAGCTCTTACGTTTGCCGTTCTTCTCGGGTCACGCAGCCCGCTCATCTTGCACATTCCGCCCGGAAATGCTACCCGCAAGTCGCTGCGGCGGGCGAGAGTAGTCAGCCACTTTCGTTAAACTTGCGACCCTCGCTGACTAAGGGGTCGCCGCCCCCGTCGCAGCTACTTCCTCACCGCCCCCACAATCACCGGCACCACCGGCGCCAGCTTCTTCGCAACCTTCGGCGCAACCGCACCGACGCCCATCAGCACTAGCTCCGGGTTGGCCTTGGCGAAGTTCAGGGCTTTCTTGAAGATGTTCATGCGGATGCTCCCTTGAACACGGCCACGCTATCGGGGGCCGACGCGGTGATGCGAACAAGCGCCTTCTTCTGCTGGTGCGCTCGGTAAGCGGCGTAGATGGCCGGCACGAGCGCCGTCAGAGCGGCAGCGATCACTTGGAGCAGGTCACCGTCGATCCAGCCCTTGCCGACGAGATAGCCACCAACGAGCGTCACGGCGTAGCGAACGGCCACGCCAAGCTGCGCGGTCGTCTGATCGGGGTTCACGACAATGGGGGTGGTGTCGGGGTCGGTCATGCGCTTGCTCCTCGATATACCTTCGCTTCGGCCTCACGCCGCTTGACTTCTTGCTTTGTCTGACAGACAAATTGCCGATGATAAAACATGGTCATACCTCTCACGATTCTCAATCGCCTACGTACGTGACTTGGTCGCTTATGAGGCAACGATGTAACAACGAGAATAATCCAAAGTATTATATGTACGGTGGTCGAGGTATTGGTGTCTGTGAGCGTTGGGCGCACTTTGGCAATTTTCTTGCTGATATGGGTTAGAGGCCTCATGGGCACACTCTTGATCGTGTAGACGGCGAACGTGGGTATACCCCAGAAAATTGCCGATGGGCGGACCCGCGTACGCAGGCGGCAAATACAAAATTGACTCGATGGGTCGATTATGAGGGTGAGAAGGTTGATCTAGCGGGTTTGGCAAGACGATTGGCGCTTCGCAAAAACACTCTTGCCTATCGCATTGATGCTGGATGGCCTGAGCATGAATGGGCATCAGGTAAATACCCTGGTTCAAGGATGGCGCGAATTTAACCACGGTAGATAGCTGCTTCAGCTTCTCTGCGCCTTTGCAGCCCCACCAGCACCTTCCCGGAAGCACGCGTCCACCGCCCGAACTGCATGGCAGCGTCGGCGTACTCACCGGCCTTGTGGAGCAGCAGCAGCGTGGACGAGCCGAGGTTCGCCAGCCCGACGTTGTAGGCCAGCGAGACGAGCGCGCCCTTCTGCGCTGCGGTCACAGGCGAGCCGTTGAGCAGCTTGTCGACACCGCGCGCGAACTCCGCGACGTGTTCCGCCAGCCGCTGGTCCGCCTGCTCCTGCGTCCACACGACGCCGCGCTTAATGCTGGGGCCGGTAGATCCCCAGCCGATCGTCCACGGGTCGCCGCCAGAGCCGGGATCGGGGTAGGCCGTCAGCTTGCAGCCTTCGAACTCCTTGATGAGGGCGAGGGCATACGGGAGCCAATCGTCAGTCCCGAGACGCGGCAGGCCGGCACGATCGGCGAGGTCGTCCACCATCTTGACCATGGCGGGGGTAAACCGCTGACCCGGCATCAGCGGCCGGATCGCGTCGAATAGCTGGGTGCGCTGGTCGGTCATTCGCAGACTCCCTTCAACATCGCGATCTTCCGCATCCCGTCGCCAATCCCGAGGTCGGATGATGCCGCCTGAGCCAAGAGCCGCTTCACCAGCCCGATTTCCGACGCTTGGGGCATCTCGCGCTCCACCAGCCCCAACAGCACCTCACAGGCCGTCAGCGCGGTTTGCAGCTTGGCATCCGACCGAGTGGCGTGCTCGCTGGCAGCAGTTGCAGCCTCACGCGCCGTCTCGACCAATCCTTCCAGCTTTTCGATGCGAGCGTTCTGCGCCTCAATTTCCCTGCGCAGCCGTTCGAAGTCAGCGTCGCGAGCCTCGCTTTCGCTCTTCTTCCACGGTCCCCATTGCTTGATGATGCTGAGAACAATCGCACCAAGCGTCGTCACGATCACGCCGACCAGCGTCCATATGCCGGCGTTGATCGAACCGCCTGTCGTGGTCTTCACGACTTCCTGCGCTACAGGGGCCATAGTGTGGATCACGCCACCACCACCCGCGCCGGATTGTACGATGGGGCGGTCAATCCAGGAACTCCGCCGCAGCGCCGTATCGCAGCGCGTTGTATTGAGCCAAACCACCCTTCGCGATCGGGTGCTGGCGATCCGCGTTCAGCTTGGT